TGTATTACTTGCAATTCTATTTTCTACAGCTTGCTCTACTCCTGCTTCTAAAACATTACCAGTTGCACCAGCTATTTGCTGCCACATGTTTATAATAGGTTGGGCATCTTCTTTGATCATCCTGGCTTGATCTCTACCTTTCTGACCTTCTTGCCTACCTCTTAGTTTAGTAGCAGCTAATGCATTTTGATAACGATCTTGTATTAGTTGTTGAATATCTTCTTCAACACCTAGTTCTGTTCTATCAACATCTTTTTGTTGAGAGATTAAATTTTGGGAACGTTCTGTTTCTTGAGCTTTTGCAAGTTTTAAACTTTCGATAATTTTAGCATCTCTTATCCTTAGTTGTTCGATGCCAAAATCACCAAATCTTCTAGCAGATCCGACACCTGCCGCACCCCTTCCGTGTTTTGTATATGCCATATTATTAAGCCTTTATCAATGAAGGTATTATACTACCTGCAAGATTAGATATACCACCTAAAGTTGTAGCCCAACCTAGATCACTTGCTGCACTAACATTTGCTCTTGCACCCATAACAGGTTGTGGTCCAAAGTCAAATTCTTGTGGTGCTTCTGGGTAAAGGAAGTCAGATCTTGGTACTGCAAGAGGTTCTAGTGGTTCTGGTAAGACACCTGGGTCTAACATTTTAGCTGCAAAAGCTGCCATATCAGCTGCTTCTTTATCTTTAGCTATTTCCTTGAGAACTGATCTTGTATTTCTTGCTCCACTTAAAACTGATTCAGCTATCATTTGTTGTTTTATACCTTTATCAGCAAGTTGAACTTGAGCTATTTTACTTGCACTTCTTCCATCTTGACCTCTAGCTCTTACTTGCCCTTCACTTATTAAGGTATCTGTAAGTAATTCATCATTCTGGAAAGCTGCTTCATATTGTAATTCTTGGTATTTTATAAACTCTGCATCTCTAGCATCGTTAGCAGTTCTAGTATTAAGATCAATTTGAGCATCATATAATTGATTAGATTTTAAAAATTGTTCATCTAAAGATTGTTGCTCACGATCTCTAATCATTAAATCGTAATTATAACGATTCTGTTGTAACTGGTCTTGATATTGAGCTAGTCGTTCTTCGTTAGTAGCCTTAGTTTCAATAGACTGTTTGGTATAATCATGCTGTTGTCGAAGACGATCTTTGTTCATCTCCCAGGCTGCCATATCATAATGATATTGACGTTCTGCAGCATCATTAGTAGCNTNAGCTGCTTTNCGATGTGCATCAGCAGCCTTCTGACCAGCCATTACNTNAGNACCNANNNANNCTCCAGCTGCNGCTCCATATGCTGNAGCCNACAGCTCCAATAGTNATTCCNGCANTANTNGTTCCTGNAANAGCAGCANCANCTCCCCATCCAGCTAAAGCCCCNGCAATAATTGGTAAGAAACCAAATATGTGAGGCATGTGGAATGCATGTAATAATAGTATACTTGTATCTATCATATGTTATTTCCTTTGATAAAATCTAGGTGAGTAATTTCCTTCCCACATCATAGAGTTTAAAGACACTGGGAATGGTGAGTCATTAAATAGTCTGACTTGGAAGTTATTTGTTTTTTGATGTATTGGTAAAGTGAACACTGATTGTTCTGTGATCCCAATATCATTAGCTAANTATGTATCAGCTTGTTGTGTTGGACTTAGGTTATACCATTCATCCAGNTAAATAACTATATCATCTGCACTATATATTTTAACTCTANCACCAGTTGTTACAGCAGAAGGNTTACCATCACTACCTATGAAGATAACATTCTTACCAGTAATTGCATAATCTGTACCTACAATACCTTGTACATATGTATTAGTACCTACACCAGTTTCAAGTAGTACTCTTATTTTAGTAACATCTGTTCTATCAAATGTCCATGTAAATGTAGTTTGACCACTAGCTGCAGTTATAGTTTGTATAGGTAAAGTAGTTATTCTTATAGTTGTATCATCAACAAAAGTAAATCCTGTCTCTTCTATATTATTTATTTTTAATTTTACTTGATCTCTATCTACATAAGATAAATCATCTTTTACAAATGGGAAATCACCAGGTTGTGCAACTGTTAAATCGTAACCTGTATACTCTCTCTTACCTTGTCTAACACCAGTGGATTTCATTTTGAATCCCATCACACCTGAAAGACCAACAGCAAACTTCATTCTAGCTATTGTTAAGGAAGCTGCATAATCAGCTAATGTTTGCTCTTCATCAGTTCTAAAGTATGTCTTAGGTAAAGTAATATCAAAATCATATTTCCATCCAACAATCACATCACTAGCTATACCAGATAAATCTTTTCTAGGTACTTCAAAATAAGCACCACCTCCATCTGATTTAGCAGTTGGNGTAGTAGTAAANCCAGAATCAATAAACTGACCTGTAGCTGTAGTACCTTTAATAACTATAACTGGAGTTAATGTAGTGATATTATCCCATGGTATATAGCATTTAGATACAAGGTTAGTAGAATCATATGAGACTGAACTTGCTGCTGCATATAAATCCATGCAGGGATTAATTTTCTGACCATCATTATTTACAATAATTGCATCTTCTGGACTCTGACTTAAGCTTGCTTTACTTAACGTAAATTGAGTACCTTGTTTTGTAACAGCATACATATCATCTGAGTCAACAGCCATGGCTTGTACATTACCACATAGCTGCCAGTTAAACCAAGCTTGTAAATCCTCTCCACCTGTACGGTAGAAATATATCTTATCGGAACTCTGATCAGACATAGCTAAGAATTGGTTCTGAGNTGATGCAATCAACGTATCAATTGAATCTGGTACCCACTCATTTACAATCTTTCCAATGTCTACTACTTCAGGGTTTTCATCTTGACCACGTGTGGCCATACCGAATACACGAGTATAACTTGGTGTTTTACTAATAAAATTAATATGTGTTCCTATATCAACAGGGCTGATTTGTGTATCTACTTCATAGTTAGAGATAGCTCTGATAGTTGTCTTTGCTGGTGTCAGAACTCCGTCATCAGATGACATCAAGAATTGTTGATTCTTACTAAATAGGACTAAACCCTGTGTAGTAGGAATAACAGAATGTAATGCTGCTGGTCGAATTGTTGAACACCTTAAATCAATTGGATCTGAATCAGTAACTACTTTTGCAGAAGTAAAGTATAAATTAAATCTTTCACCTGATTGGCTCATGGATACCTTATCATCAGATAAGAATCCTAATCTATTGCTATGGAAAAAGCTTTGTTCTATCTTACCACCCACAAAGCTAGGGTGTGTATTGGTTACATCGTCACCTACTGTTCTTGCAGTCCAAGTAGCTTGTCTAAATGTAAAAGCATTAGTNCCTGTATTAACTAATTCATGAGGCATTGTCGATGCATCTAGACCTGGAGACTTGCTAGGATCTAATCCTTCTGGCCAAGAACCTGGTCCAGATGTTCCATCAGCTGCTGAGAACTTAACAAAATAAGTATCTTCATCAGCTTGTGTATTTACAATTTTAACTNTATGACCATCAAAACTTTCTAAAGGTAATTGAGTTACATTATCTACTTCATCTTGAAAGACTGTTAGTTTAGAATTATCAGGACCACCTTCTGCTGTAACCGCTATAGCAGTTGCTTTAGTTACATGTACTGTAGTTGAATATTTTACAGCAGTTAATCCAGATATAGCATCTATTTGAGTTTGGAAATAACTTAATACTTCATTATAACCATCTCCACTTAGAGCTGTATATGTTTTAGTAGTACCATCTATAACTACTTTATAGACTTCACCTGTTACTACTGCTCCACTTATCATAATAGTAGCTTGTTTCTTAGCTACAAAAGCAGGGTCATTTTGTTTGGCAACAGTAATTAAACTATTGGTTATTATAGATCTATCTTGTAAATTTAATACATGATAATCTGTTTTTGTTCCTGTTAGGTAATCATAGTCTGCACTATTTTCAGTTACAGTACAAGCTGCACCTGTAGTAGCATTCCATATAGCTACAGTCCCGTGAGGACCACCACCTGGTTTAGGTGTAATGCATCCTATGTATTTATTAGTAGCATCTCTATTGATATAGAACCAATGAGATGAATCATATGTAGTACCTGAACCTAGATTAGCAATCCATTTAAGTCCTGGTCTTTTAGTTAAACCAAATGTTGCATCTGGATAACCATTCAGACACTCTCGGACTTGACCTGGGATTTTCTTATCATCGGATTGTCTAGATACTCCACCTAAATAATTGTCAATTCGTTGAGTTACTGCTGGCATTATCTTTGAAGTGCTTGGAAAGGTTGGTAGCTTTGATAGTAATTTTGCTGACCTTGTGGGTGTCCAAAGAAAGTAAATTGACCTTGTGATGTTTCATATTCTAAAGCAGTAGATCNAGCTAAAGCTTCTTGTTGTTGTAACATTTGATACTGAGTAGAATCTCCTATGATTCTTTGAGATACAAAAGTAGCTGCTCTAGATACAATATAATTCTGTACAGGTTCAGGTAGATCTACCCAGTCAAATTCCCATACGATATCACATTCTACTTCAGCACCTGCTATCTCACTTAGATCATATGTGTGATGTTGTCTATCATATAACTTGCCGCTTCGTCTTACACAATCGAATTCTGCATTAGCAGAGTTCTCAGTAAGTTTAATTTGAAGCATATTAGCTGGAATCTCTATTTCATTATCAGAATTTCTAGCTATTTTGTAATGATATTCTCTATTAAATGTCCAGCCTTCTGCCTGTATCTCCTTAGATACCTGTAATAACGTATCGTATGCAATCGCAACGTCAGGGTTGGTTGTGTCCAACGTGGTTACAGGTGCCTGACCACATGATGACAGTATTTGATTTATGGCTGGTAATTCGGCAGTGGCATTAGTGGTTGGAAAAGGCATAATATTAATTAGTTAGGTGGGGAGCCGAAACTCCCCGTATATATAAGCTATTAAGAAGCGTTAGCTGGATATGTAGATCCAAATGCGGCTGGCTTAGTAGTTGTACCTGCGAATAGTTCAACGCAAGCAGCAGGGTTTAGGAAGTCGGCACCCATGGCGAGACGTCCGAGTATTACATCACCTTGGTAGATGACTGATACATCCCCTGAAGTTACTTGAACTTGAGGTCCAATTGCTTCAACAACACCTGCAGCTTCTTTTTGGAAGATTAGTCCACAGCTGTTAGCGAAGTTGGAAGCTTGACCGTATTCACCGTTGATACCTGTAACAGAAGCACGAGCATCTTCGATTCCTACGTCTACAAATGACCCTGTATTACCAGGATTAACTGTATTAGTATCTACGGTATTATCATTACCAGATGATGGTATGTACTTAGTACCGTACTTACTTAGGAATGGTACGTTCATTGACTTGTAGATCTTAATGCCTGCAATCTCAATGATTCCTTCACCGCTTTGTAAGGCTGTACCTTGAGCATCACGGTTAATAAGGTTGTTACCATTTACGTCTTTAATCAGGGCATAGTACTGCCTTGGGTTTAAGACTGCAACACGACCATCGTTACTGATTCCTTTCTCATCTAATGCTGCAGCTGCATCATAGAAAGCAGTCACGAGATTAGCTGAAACTAGAGAATCGTTTGCATCTGAACCAGCTCCAACTTGGATCTGTGTTCCACCTGGTTCTACGAAGTTAGCCTTCGTGATAGGTGATGCAATAAGAGCACCTTTAGAAATAGCTCTAAAGATTAAACGGTCATATTTTTCTGCGAGTGCGTAGCCGATCTTCTTTGAGATCTCACCACGTAACTCATAATGTGCAAGTGTTTCATCTAATTCATAGACGAAGGCACTTGATACTAGAAGATCATCAACTGTGATAGTCTTCTCTGCTACTGGAGGCGCACCGTCAGTGTTACCTAGTATAGCGTTTCCTGGAGTATGATACTCAGCTGTGGTGCGACCTGTGTAAATGAACTGTAATGATTTACCGTTCTTTAAGGTACGCTTCATAACTAGATCCCTAGCAATAGCATTGCGTTGGAATCCTTTGAACATCTCTCCACTAAACAGCTTAAGGTATAAAGCACGGGCATCGTTAGCAGCATTCAGTTGACCTGGCCTGGTGAGGCTGGTCGTTAAGTCTGAACTCTGATGAGCCATTGTTTAATGTAAAATAAAAGTTTATATAATTTCTTCAGCTGAAAATTTTTGCGCTATATTTAATCAAGTTGTGGTCTTTCCCACCGTCTAGACGGCTAAGGGTATCCGACGTATCGGGCCAAAGCCAATTAGTCAGAGGTCCGACACTGAGGTGCCTCTAACCAAGCCTTACCTTGTCTATGATAATTGACATGTAAGGTTTCTATCATTACGAAAAAGGATAGGAGTAAGAAGACCCCTATCCATAGTTCATTAATTTTATTCACCCAAGAGGGCTTGTTCCAAAGATTCATATTCTGGCTCCTCATCAACACCTGCAGGCTGGTATTCACTCGGTAAAGTATCAGGATGCTCGTCAGGTTTATTGTGATGAGCCTCTGGTGAGAACGAGGTAATAGAAGCTCTAAGTTTAGATGTTTGATGTGCCATAGTTAGAATTTAGAATTTGAATTTAGCACCTATTTTAGTGCCATATGCTGTATCGGCTACTTCATCAGTTAAGAATGATACTTCACCATATACATCAAACTTTTCAGAAGCAGCTATGGAACCTCCAAGCTTACCTGAGAAATTTGTGTTACCATCAGCACCATCAGGTGAAGTAAAAGCAGGTCCACCTTGAATATAATATCCAAGCTTACCTACTGAATCTTCGTACCCAATGTGTAGATCGGTAGTACGTGAAGTAAAGTTGTTACCTGTGTAAGAACCGTTTGACCCGGCATTAATATAGACGCCAGCCATTGCAGGAGCTGAAGCGAGAGATGCCGCTAGGGCTAGTGCAATTTTTTTCATGTTAAGTTATTTGTTTGTTTTAGTGTACTCAACACCACGATACTTGAGGGTCATTACGATCTCCAGTACCACATCCCCGTTCCATGATGTGGTTTCATGCGTTCCCCGAAGGGAGTGAACGGACGTAGCGTTGAGGCGGTTTCTACTGATTCGACAATCGAGCCACCTTGTTAGTTACCTAGAATAAGCCAGGTATAATCTGACCAGTAATTATATAGGAACCGATTGCTGCAACAAAACCAATCATAGCAAGCTGTCCATTGACACGCTCTGCATTTTCAAAGTAAGGCTGTTCAATAACCTGTACTTGTGGTTCAGTTGCGAATTTATTTTGAGGCATTAGGGGTTAGAATAAGTTTACTGTGGCCGAGGACGATCTTTCGGGTCAGCCGCTATTACTATTTTTTAGGAGGTCTTCCTTTCTTTGTACCATAGGTACCTTTACCTTTAGGCATTATGCTAAGTCCAGTGGGAAATTGTGTGCGTTTCTTTCATGCATGACTTCCATACCTAAGTTGGCACGGTTGAGAACGTCTGCCCAAGTGGGGACAACTCTTCCGTTGGAATCAACGACTGACTGATTGAAGTTAAAGCCGTTGAGATTGAAAGCCATAGTACTGACTCCCATGGAGGTAAGCCATATGCAAACGACTGGGAAAACAGCAAGGAAAAAGTGAAGGCTGCGACTATTATTAAAGCTAGCGTATTGGAAGATAAGTCTACCAAAGTACCCATGAGCCGCAACAATGTTATACGTCTCTTCTTCTTGGCCGAATTTGTATCCATAGTTTTGGGATTCGTTTTCAGTTGTTTCTCGAACTAACGAGGACGTAACCAAGGAACCATGCATAGCAGCGAACAAAGCGCCACCAAACATGCCCGCAACTCCCAACATATGGAAAGGATGCATAAGGATATTATGTTCCGCTTGGAATACAAACATAAAGTTGAATGTCCCGCTGATCCCCAAAGGCATACCGTCAGAGAAAGATCCTTGTCCGAACGGATAAACCAAGAAGACTGCAAAGGCTGCTGAGACTGGA